TCGATCACGTGTTCATCGGCTGAATGGCTTGGACTGTTTTGAGTGTAAAGCCCTGTGATGATGCACGCTGTTGTCAGTTCGCCACTTGCCGCCAAGATGACACATTGTTCGCCTTGTGTTGGCGGCGACCATGTTTTTGTTGTGCCTGATCGCAATGCGATGAACGGGATGAAATCCGTTAATATTTCACCGCACTTTACCCGTGCTTTCGCTTGTGCATAATCGACTTCGGCAATTAAGCCAAAGCGGATAATGCTTTCAATTCTTCGGTTGTTATCGGCTGACATGGGCGGATTTCTACTTGTAATAATTGCCCCTATTTTTGGTGACTTTGTTTAATTTTGCGAGTGTGTGGAAGTGTGAAAAACAGGGTAACAAAAAAGCAAGTCAGGCGACTTGCTTATTCTGTTCGATCAATGATTGGGTTGGGTGTGTCCCATTCGCGTGGGAATGGTTCGTGTTGTGGGGAAAAAGCGATAATCACAATATGTTCATCTGATATTTTTTGATAATGAATTACAGGCCCTGATGTTTCACCGTCCAAATTCATTTTTAGCCCACTCATAGGGCTATATCTAGATCCTTTATTGTAAGGGCCACAGTGATAATGCCATATTTCGTTTTGTTGATAAACTTCTGTATTTGGAATGTCATTGAGATTATCATCAAGCCAAGATGGTTTATTTTTACCCCTTAATCGTTTCCCTTGTTCAATGGATTGCATAAAATCAAAGATAAGCTGCAATTCGTCATCTGACATGGCTTGAATGTCTTTAAAAAAGGGCGTGTTTAAACGCCCTTCTTGAAATTTTTTCGATAACTCAATCTTCATTTGTTATCCTACATCATCATTGCTTTTTTGAAATCATCAAAAGAATGTGACGGTTTGTAGGTGTATCCAGCATCTTCAGGTGTACGATAAACGCGTGATAAAACTACTTTATCTGATTCTTGTTTGTATTTTTCTGACTTCATCATATTGCAAAGTGTATGCATTTTATTGCTGAATGATTGTAGCGTTGTTGATAATTCTGGAGATTTATTATTAGCCATAATATTGTTAGCTAGATCATCATATTTGTTAATTTTGCTTTCTAGTCTTAGAACGTCATCTAAATCAATATAGCTTAATGATTCTGCCGTGATTGACGCAATAACAAAATCAGTGATAGCAGAAACAGCTGTCACCATATCAATAATCTTTTCTATTTCTTGTTGGTTTATTGATTTGTTTTCATTTGTTTGGACACTGAAAATATTAACTGTGTGTGTAGTGTGCCGAACAGGATGATTTATCGCCAATGGTGCAATAAATAACGCAGACATTGCCGCAGTTTTTAATTGCTTAAAAATTGGCGCAAAACTTTCAAAAATAGGATTTAATGATAGATTTGTCATAAGTCACCAAAGAATAAAAGTTTGCGAAGTTTACAACTTTTTAAAGAAATATAAAACTATTTTCTACAATGTGCAACAAAAAAGGGCTTTCGCCCTTTTATTTTTTTATGCCCGATCTGTCATTCGACTTCGCATTCTTGCTTGTTGTTGTCGGTTGATTCGTTCAAGCTCTGCGGCGACAAGTTGGGCGATTTGTCGTTCATTTTGACCTGCTTGTGCATTAATGGTGATATTGACCGCCATTGGTTGCATAGTTTGGCTGATGCTTGGACGTGCTGAAATTGGCGGTCGGCTATCCACCTGAATTGGTGCGGCGGTGGCAAGTCCGATACCTAAACCGCCCGCAATTAAGGCTTGTTTCCCGTAATTTAAGGCGTTCAGCGTTGCAACGCCAAGGCGGCTTGTGGCTTCTTTTGTCATGACATATTCGCCACCGTGAACAATTCCCATCGGTTGATATTTTCCGCCATTTCCTGTGTAACCGCCTGAAGCGAATTTTCCCATTGTTCCAATTGCAGTATAGGCGACATTGTCTGCCACGCCGTTGATATTTCCTCGTCCTGCATTTGTTTTAATTTGGTTTATGGTGTTTTCTGCTTCGGTTGAAAAGCCTAGTTTTTCTTTTATCCAATTTACGGTATTCATTATGCCCGTTTTGATTGTGTCAAACGTATTAAAAATACCATCACCAAGGGCTGACATGATTTTAGAACCGAATGCAGAAAAACTATTTGGCAAATCTACGCCGAACCAACCCAACACTTGTGCAAAGACTTTATAAAATAACCCAAGCGGATCCCAACTTGAAATCGTGGCGGAAATTTTATCAATCCCTGATGCAAAAAATCCTTTAATGTTTTCCCACCCAGTGTTGAATAATTCGCACAACCAATTCCAACCTGTGGCAAATGCTTCTTTTACAACATCCCAGTTTTTAACAAGTAATACGATTGCAGCAATGACGGCGGCGATGCCAGCAACAATCCATGTGAGCGGATTTGTCAATAGTGCGGCACTGAAAGCGAGTATGTTTGGAATAATACCGATAATCGTCTTACCCAGTGATCCTAAAAATAAAGCGGTTCTACCAATAGGGAAGAGTAGGAAGCTAAATGCAGAAGCAAGCGCACCCGTTATACCCACAACGGCAGTTAAAAACACGGCGATTTTCATTAATGTCCCTGTTAGCTCTGGATTGGCTTTAACCCAGTTCTTCACTTTTTCTGTAATTTCCCCTAACTTTGTGGATAATTGTTTTAATTGTGGGGCAATGGTTGCGCCTATTTCTGCGAGTAAATTTGTGAAAGTCCCTGTTGTGGCTTCCCAAATATTGGTTAGTGTGCCTAATTGTTCATCTACTCGCTTACGTAAATCAGCTTGTTTTTCCATTTTGGCGGCGAATTCTTCATACCCCGCTTTGCCTTTTTCAATAAGCGTAGATACCACCTGATTGACTTCTGCATCATTACCAAATACGCCTTCAATCACTTTTATGCGTTCTGCAGTATCTAATTTTTTAAGCTTAGCTAATTCACTAAAGAACTTATCAAAGCCACCGAATTCACCTTTACCATTGGTAAAATCAAGATTGATATTTGATCTTAGAAGCCCTTTTTTTCTAAGCTTATTTAATGTGGCCTGAATGTCGCCATATTTCATCCCTTTTTGTAACACTTTACGCATGGCGTTACCTGATGCAGAACCATCCATACTTGCTTGATCAAATATTGCAACAAATGGTGCGAGTGCTTTTGCCCCGTCCAAGCCTTTCATTTTAATGGTGTCCATGGCTGAACCAAGATTTCTGAAAGCACCTAGCATATTGGTTGGATCAACACCTGCATAAAATCCCTTTTGGATGACATCCATTAAGCCCATCATGTCTTTTTCAGTGGTGCGGGTGGCGTCTTGCATCTTGGCGGCAAATTCTGCGGCTTGTTTTGGTTGCATTTCAAGCTGTACCGATAGATACGCTGCCGCTTCACCTGTGCCGCCTAAAATGGTTTCCGCACTCATGCCTTGTCTAACGAGCATTGTCATTAAATCTTGGAAATCGGCTGTTGTACCCGGCAATTTATCCCCAAGATTTGTGGCAAGTTTGTTGATTTTTTCAAAATTAGACGAGACTTTCCCATCTTTATCCATCATTGCCACTCTGAGATTGGTTGCGGCAACTTCGGCTTGTGCAAATGCGGTCACAGGTTTGATGACCTGTTCTTTCATCATGGCGTGTGTTGCTAATGCTCTTCCGCCGATGTTAGCATATTGTTCTGCTTTGGTGCGCAATCCATCTACACGTTGTGCATAACTATTTTTCTGCCGTGCTTTTTCATTCAGTCTTGATAATTTGTTTCTTTGTTGGTCGATCTCTTTATTTGCGCCTTTCATTTGATTTTGTAAATCTCTTTGGCGTTGCCCTAGAGTGGCGGCACTTATCCCATTGCGACTAAATTCTGCACGGGTGTTTTTTAATTTTGAGATCATTTTTGCCTGTTCAGTTTGTAACTTAGTGACATTCTTTTTGGCTTCATTAAGTTTGTTACTAAATCCCGCTGTTGGTTTAGGCATCGTTTTTAAAGCAGATTCCATTCTGCGCACTTCGGCATAAGCTTTAGATAAAGCTTGTGTGTTTTCGTTAAGCTTTGCTTTTAATGGATTTAATGTCTCTCTGTATTTTTTTATTTGGAGTTCATTTTGATTATATTCTTTAGATAGAGATCTTAATTTTGTTTTATTTTCATTTAGAACGTTTGAAAGTTGTTTCGTTGCTTTTTGTGCAGATTTGAATGGTCCAGTTAATTTATCCATTGCGGATAATAACACTTGAATTTTTAAATCTTTGCTCATATTATTTACCTATAAAGTAATACAAATAAGGGGTGAATGATGGAACGTGCAATAGATTGGGTTTTATTCATTGGTATTTTTATTGTTTTCCCAACGTTGGCTTATCAAATTTATGCAGAATTGCCTGATATTAGTTGGTACACTATTGCTTTATTCTCGTTTATTGGGTCAGGATTGATTTGTGCAATTTTCGTCACTCCGCTTGTGGCGATTATTGGCGGCGTCTTTGGTATGTTTACCCGCCATTAGATACTACCTTCTGCAATCGCTTTAATCACAAATCTTTCAATCATTTCAATATCTTCTTCGCTAAAGCCCAGTAATTCCCGCTGGGCATATTTCACTTTGAAATCCTTATATTTAGATGGACTGCTCATTAATCCATATTGGTGAACATTTGCAATTGCTGCATCCCCGCCATAAAAACCAAGTGAAATGCCTTCTTGTTCATATCTAAGTTTTAAATGGGATGGTGAGACTATTTTTTTGAACATCAGCTGATTTTTTATTCTGCCTTTCTTTTTGCTGAATTGTTTTCTTTTTTTGCGTGGTTCAAATGGTGATCCATCTGGGTTTTGTTGTGCTTTAATTCTTCTACGCTGATTTCTTGCTAATTCCCGCCCGATTTGTTGATAGAGTAAACGTCTCCGTGATTTACTGATATTTTTTAATAAATCGGTAAATGCGAGTTTTACTTGTTCAATCCCATCGCTCATTTTTATTTTTCACTTTTAAAAATCAGATTATTTTCTTCAATTTCGCCTAGATACACTTTCACTTTTCCTAACCGTTCCCATTCCGGTGCGGTTGGTTCTGTGGCGTAAGTCATCTGCACATTTTCGCCTACTTGTTTTGCCACAACGCGTTCGGTAAGTTGGATTTCAAAAGATACGTCCGCTGTGTTGTTATTGTTGTAATCCATTTGGAATTTAAAGGCGTTTTCACGGCGTTGCGGATTTTCGAATAGTTCAGGTTGGTTTTTCCGTAAGTACGCATTAATCGGCACAATGAGGCTTGCAATATCAAAGGAAAAATCGGTGATGATGATGTTGAGTGTGTAACGATACTCAAAACTCAGTGATGTGCTGCCAGTTGCAACAACTTGACCGCCGTCAACATAAAGCTGTAAGCGGTCAGGATTTTTCACAAAGTCTTGGTGACTTTGCTCAAGGATTTTGCGCAGTTGGTTTGGCTTTTTCATTTTGCGTATCTCTGCAAATTAATGGTCGGTTGTCTTTATCTACGGCAACAATCAAATGTCCAGTGTCCGTCATCAAATAGCCTACTTGATGAATGCATACTTCTGTTATTCTTCCGTCAGGGTAATTTGAATATTTACCAAATGGGCCATCTCTAAATGGTACGGTGTACGTATTTGCTAAACACGGCAATGACGCGGCAATAGCGAGATAAAGTGTTGTTTTTCTCATTTTCTGAAATTCCGTTGTTGCATTTCGTATTTTTGCTGACAATCCACGCAACGGGTTACGCCTTGAATTAATTGGCGACGTTTTTCAGGAATGGGGATGTCACAATCTTCGCAATAAAACGCACTGATTGCTTTAAAAGTGCGGTGTTTTTGTAACGCAATATCACGTGTCATTTGTTCGAGTTCTTGCGCACGGTCAAATTGATCGGTCATTGTTTTGCCTGTTTATTAAATTCATCAATGCATTTCTTTAATGCTTGATTTTCAACAATGCATACACTTAGCTTTTGTTGGCTTTGTAGATAGGCGTTAGCCAAATCCCCGTTTGTTTTAATTGTGGCGGCAAATGGCGTACATTCAGCGACTTGCGGACATAGTATTGGCTGTTTAATGATTTTCGGTGTGGTTGAACACGCCGCTAATATCATCAGGGATAAAAGTGTCAGCCCAATCTTGGTGTTTTTTAAGTGCATTTTTTAAATCCTGTGTTTGCTTGGTTTGAGAGATTTTT